ACCTTGTTCAAATAAAGAATTAACGTATTCTACTAGTTGCATTTAATTAAATTTATAGGTTATTAGCTTCGATGAATGCTTGTGCTTTAGCCATTTTAGCTTCTTTAATATTAAAAACAGCAGCGTCTTGAGGGTTTGTAGGAGCTTGATTTTGCGTAAATTGCTTCAAGTAGTTATTCATAAAGTAATCTTTGTATTTTTCAGTAAACAAATCTTTTTTATCTTGCATAAGTGGTAAATCTTCTGAATAAGACCAATATTTACCTTCAGATAAATAAACATTCCAAGCCGCTATAGTTTGCTGTTCTGAACTCATTATACCTGATATTTCAGATTTTATAAATGGTTCTGCTTTTGTTTGTATTTTCTGTAAATCGTATTGTAACACGTTTCTACCCATGCCATCACCTACTTCTATAACTTCATAAATAGGTTTACCGTCTTTATCTTTTAATATAAACTCTTCTACTATTTTAGCCGTTGCTTTAAGTTCATTGTTTTCGTTTATATCTTCAGGTAAAAACACACCGATTTCAGATAAAAGTTTCATCATACCTTTTGTTATATCTGGTGTCGATGCAACTATGGAAGTTCCTGACTCTAATAAAGCTGTTATTGAATTGCTGTTTAATAACAAGGGTTGTTCAAAAGCTGGTCCTTCAAAAACCAAGTCTTGGCCGCCGTCATGCAATAAATACATTGTCACGTTATAACCATCTGTCATGGAAAAACCTGGCTTGCTAGATAATATGCAAAAAACCACAGTGTATTCGTAGTTATTGTTAGGATCAAAGTTGTATTCTTCAACAGTACTAACCTCTGATAAAACTGTACTTATAAAGTCAATAGACTTTTGTGGCGCTTCTTCTAGTTGTTTTATTCTAGCTATTTCTAGTAAGCAATTATCACTAGCGCAGTCATTATTTTCAACAGCTATCTTTAATGCTGCATATTCTTTAGATGTATTAGCGTAAGCTCTTTCTAGTATTCTAAAATTATAATTAGGGTTAGAAGACAAATAATCAGCGTTGTGACCCATAGCATTACTATCGATCATTTGCTTTATTGTTAAGTTGTTTATTAGGTTGTTATTATCCATCTTTTTTTGTTTATATACCTATACCTCCAAGTATGTCAGTTACACCGCCTATAGCGCCTGTAATTGCCCCTACTTCATCAGCTTTAGCTTGTTGCTCAACAGCAACAGCAGCGTCTAATAATGCCGCAGTTCTATCAAGTTGTTGTTGCTCCCTTCTTTCTGTTTGACCAAAAACAAATTGCTTTCCAGCCGCACCAGCTTCTTGCATTCTTATTTCTTCAGCTCTTCTAGCTTGTTGCATTTGTTGTTCACCTTGAGCTTTTAACATACTATTTGCGGCTTCCTGTTGTTCGATACTAGCAGAGACATTTTTCTTGCTTCTCAATGCCGCTTGAGCAAGAGCCGTAGCTCCACCAGCACTGGCACCGGTAGCTCTAAGCGTATCTAGAGTGTTAGCTAAAGATATATCAGCTTCTTCAGCTTGCATTTCAGCTGCTTGAGTTGCTACGCCTAAACTAGCAAAAGGATTACTTATGCTAGAGCTTAAATTTGTAAAACCTGCATACGGATTAATTATCTCTTGTCTATTATCTTCTAAAGACTTAAGTTTTTGTTGTAAAGCTCTTTTTTGAGCTGCTGCTGCTTTAGCCGCTTTTTTAGCTGCCGAAGCGCCTATTATACCGCTAGCTACATTGCCAGCTACACCTAATACTGCTCCCCACATTTTATATATTTTTTAATATCCATTGTTTATTGTAAAATTACTTTCTACAGAGAACAATTGTTTTTCACCACCAGGATCTGTTGTTGTGTCTGTAGAGAAAGTTGCTAAAGCGTAAAAGCCTTTTATACCACTCATTGAACTACCCCAAATAACTTCGCTATCATTAGCAGAGCTATTATTTATTAGGTTAGCTACATATTTGTTTTCTTTTCTTTCAAAACCAGCATGATGAACTGGAAACTGTGGATTACCTGTTCCAAATACAGTTTCGTAATCAGATCTATTAGTTACACTAGTAAAGTTTATTGTTGTATTTTCTGTAAAATTACAACTATTATTAACTGTTAAAATTCCTAAACCATTAAAGTAAATGAAGTCTCCGGCGTTTATTTCTACATCTGTATTAAATACCAGTTCTCCAGTTGAATTATTAAAAGAAACAACAGAGGTTCCTGATGGTATTCCATTTCCAGAAACTAAAGTACCAGCCGGTATAATACTACTTGTCGACGTAACTGTTACCGTATCATTTACCGATTGACTTATCGCTTGAGCCTCAACAAGAACATATGAAGAGACTGTAGTGTCAGCAACAACGCCAGTACCAGAAACCTCAGAATTTAAAACAGGATTTACGCTGGCATTTATTAAAACTAAAGTACCAGTAACTGTTTGTTTAACAGACGCAGATGAAGCAGCTTCAACAAATTCACCTTCATAATAACTATAAACACCACTAGTACTATCAAAATGAGATCTCCAGTCTATAACTGGTTGAGTGTCGGCTCCTGTTTGATCTGAAACAATAGAGTCAACCATCCAACCATTAGCACCTTCATAAGCAACGGTGTTAAATGTTTTAGAATTAGAAGGCGCTGCATTGAAAGAAACTGTAACTTTACTTTGATTATCTGTTCCGTAGAAATTACCTCTATTTGTATTAGAGTAATGCTCCCATATACCATCAGAGTTTGTGGTGTAAAACTTATTGTTTATGCTAAATATCTGACTAGGTCTAAACGTAAAGAAACTAACCCAACCTTTGGCACTTTCGTCAAAAGACAATGTATTATATCCTAGTTTAGCACCTGTATTAGCCACTTGAGTAGATGCAACATACTGGCTGTTATACGTGTCATAACCGCCAAGTATTAATCCAGTGCTTGAGTTTGTGTTTATTCTATTAACTTCATCTCTAAAGTAATCTTTCATACCGTAAGATGATATTTCATCTATACCGCTGCTTGAAAGTCTTAATATACAGTTATTGTTAGTATCTGAAAAATACTTAGCATAGCCATATACAGCAAAGCTTTCAGGGTTTTTACTTATGCCATACTCGCCAGAATAAGGAACTATTTGACCTATAACAAGATTAGTAGATGTTACAGATCCTCCACCTTCAGCATTGTATATAGCATCTTTATCTATAAGAGCTCTTGATACTTTATTTTCTTGGAATATAACTAAGTTTGTATCTTCAGCAAATAATCTTTGTATAGAAGCATTAGCTGGATCTGCTGTTTTAGTTATATCTTCACCAACAGAAAACACGTTTGTTTGATTAATACCAGTTCTAGAATTAAATATACCAGAGTATATTAAAGAGCTAGATCTAAAAGAAGCTTTATTGTTATCTTCTACTATATATGCTTTAACTCCAAAATCAACAGTTGTATTGTTGTAACCACCTCGTATTCTAGATTCTTCTATAGCCCAGTTTTTATCATCAGAAGAAGAAACTCTTTCATAACCACCTATATCTTCGGGTATACCAAAAGAACCATTCCATATTGGTTCGTCTTGATTATTTGTCTTTTTAAGAATAAAAGTGTTAAAGTATTTTACTTCTACTACTGCTCCCATGCTTTAATTATCACTTATTTTAATTTTAAATTACAACTACGTTATGGTAAATAAATAGTTTGATGTTGAAGGAACCAACGGTACATTTGTACCAGTTCCAGCAGTTAATGTCCAAGTATAAGCGAAAGAACTTCCTCCATACACCAAACAACCTCCAATTATTGTTTGATTTGTAGCAATAACATTTTTTAAAGTAGCTATGTCTACAAATTTAGCTGTCCAACCTTCTGTAGCCATGTTTCCGGTTCCAGTACCTCCTGTTGGATTTATTATAATATTGCTACTACCATTGCTAGATACTAAATTTTGCCAACTTGAAAATTCGCCACCTTGATTTCCACTTAGCCAAGCATACCACCCATTAACATTTGTACCACCTATTAAGCCACCATTAGGATCACAAACTCTAACAAATATAAATTTTCCTTCATAAGAAACTCCTGTAGATGTATTTCCTGAACAGTTCCTATAATAACCTTCTAAAGTCCACTCTTGTAAATCACATATAACTAAACCAGTATTTACTATAGCTTGACATTGTACTGAGTCTCCTGGATCAGATACTTCATATGTTATAGTGTAAACATCTGAAGGCATATTTGCATCTTGATAACCAGTGTTAACTAAGTCTATTTTTGCCGCTGAATTGAATGAAGCAGCGCCTGGGTTTTCTAAAGCAAAATAACCTGGACTCAATGTTTCTTCCCCGGGTGTTCCAGCGCCTCTAACTTCACTTATTTTAGTAAAAGTTAAATCCTTATGTCTTTGGCTATTGCCAAGCAAATCTGATGATCTCCAACCAGCGCCATTAACAGCTTTTAATTCACCAATATACCTAACGTTTGTTCCGCCGGGATAAAATGGAGCTAAAGGACAATCGTCCCAAAGTTCTGAAGAGTTAGCCGTATTTAATATTTGACCCTCTCCAACTGTTACAGCCGCAGAAACCTCTAGTTGACCTGGTGTTCCAGTTTGTAAAGTAGCAGAGGAGTTACTGGTAAACGCCGGCACTGTTATGTTGTTATTAACAGTTACAGTTGTTTGACCAACAACAGGCGTGTCTGCTTGTTTAGAAACGATATATGTTCCAGAAGGAACACTTCCAAAAGTGTTTGATGTAGATCTATATAGTATGTTATCTATATCTATAATTAAAGCCGCCCAATCGTATACTACAAAAGTGTTACTGTTAGAAACAGCATTTACAACTCCAAAAGATTGTAGTGGATCTCCTGGTGATGTAAAAGCAGTTCCAGTGGTTTGTAGTCCAGCTGGTAAAGGATAAGAAATATCTAATGTTGTAACATCCCAACCCGTACCTATATCTTCACTACCTGTATATACTTTTATATCTGTTACAGAAGTTTGATCTTTTAAAACCTTTACATCTGAGGTGTTTCCAGTTGATGTTGGTATGTGTGGTTGTGTGTTGCCTAGACTTAAGTTTTGAGTTATGGCTATGGGTAGTCCATTCACAGTAGCTGAAAAAGTCAACGTAAAGTTTCTAGCTCCTTCGTCAGTTCCGTAATATATTTCAGCTACAAAACCACTCGCAGTTTTAAGCATATATTCATAACTACCAGGTGATGTTTCTTCAAAAGAAAATACAGGATTAGCAAATCCAAGCGCGGTGTATTCTGTTTGAACATTTATTCCATTATCATCAATAACACTATCTAAAGCTAAAGGTACATCAATATCTCCAGATGGTATAGCTGCTCCGAAGTTATCAACTAAATAAATAGGTGCTTGCAAACAGTTTTCACCAGATCTTAAACTTTCGTTGAAAGGATTATCATTCCAGTTTGAAAGACCGGCAGCACCGCTACCACCTTCATTTTCATTTATTATAACATCGTTTATGTCTTGTATAAATCCAGTTGTTGATGTTTCCCAAAATATATCTAGTAAGCTTTTAACTGGTTCTGTTTCATAAACAGCTAAGTATTGTATACCTGGTGTTTCAGCGCTATATACATTTATTGAGTCTCCAAGAGTAACTGGCACAGCTGTAGAAACAACTAAACTATCTGCTTCGTTAAAATCTAGAAGTTGACCACCTGTTACTTGAACCACATTATTAACTTCAATTTCTAACGGAGGACTCGCTATAGATCCTGAAACGTTTAAAACAACAGTTCCCTCAGGAACACCTGTTGTTGTTTCAACTATTAAACCTGGTACTATAGGGTCAGGGTCTACACTTAAAGACGAAAGTTCAAAAGTAGTTCCTGTAAAACCAGTTCCACCAACAGTACCTTGTCTTACGAAGCCACCCGCGGTAAAACCAGATCCAGCAACAACTAAGTCATCTGGAAACCCTGGTCCAACAACTTCGTCTCCAATTTCTATGTCAGCTGATTGTCCAGAAACAGAAGTTAATTGAAGCGTGTCAGTAGTAGCTGTAACAGCTATAATACCACTAACCGCGGTAAAGTTTACATCAGCAACTTGCCCTATTTGTTTAGCCGTATTTATTCTAGCTATATAAGGATTAGATTCTACAGAGTAGAATTGAGGAAAATAATTTGGAGCTGGAGGATCTTGAGGGTTATAATCAAAAAGATCTATATTTGTAGCTACAGTTGACGCAAAATCAAAAGTTCTACCTGGATAATACTGTAAATTACTATCACCGATGTTGCCTAAAGTTTCTGAAACTTCTACGTTTGAATTTTCAACTCTACCATATAGTTTAACAGAACTTCTAAACTGCTCTTGATCTGGACCAACTTCGGTTAAATCTCTAGGTACTTTATTTATGTTATCACTTATTAAAGCTACGTGCGATGTTTTACCAATTTCTAAGCTTGTATTGTTTGGATATGCAGCCATTATACCAGGCAAATACACATTGTAATACTCTTGCTCGGTTTGCTTGACGACAACTTTAAATGTATACCAACCAAGAGGGTTATAATCACCAGACGTTGGATCTCCATTGTACACGCCTGGATCACCTGTAGTTGCTATTGTTTCGTTAAACAACATTTTTATAGAATTACCCCTCCATTCATCTGGTTGAACACTAGAGTCAATATATGGAGAGTATACGGTAGAACCTATAAATTTATTTTCACCGATTGTTATTAAGTCTTTATTGTCAGATAATATAACTCCTGATTGTCTACCATATCTATCAGACAAAATAACTCCAACTTGATAGTTTCTATTTGTTTTTACACTATGGTTTGGATATTCTATAACGCTGCTAGTGTTTTTTGTGTCACCACCTGGCTCTATTATTATAACTTGACCTAAATTTATATTAGCTGTTGTAGCATTGTCTATAGTTATTGTACCTGTGTTTCCACCTCCAGCTGTAACACTTGTTACTAGCGTTCCTTCTGGAATACCTGGACATATAACTATATAACCTATTTGTATAGTTGATCCGCCTTTAGGAGTATAGTTCGTAAAAGTTATTGTTGTAGAGCCAGAGGGTATAGCATCAGCGTCAACAGTTACTTCGTTTAAGCTAAATTCGCTTTTTTCTGTAACAGCCACATTATAGTTCAAATGATCTGGCGCTGAGTGTTTGTTTTGAAAGTTACCATATATAACTCTATTTCCAGATACTTCTTGAGCAAAAGCTCGTACTGGTATTTTATCATAAACTCTTATTAAGTCTTTTTCTGGTAATGTTTTAAAAGGTTTTTTAGACTCGTAGTTGTATAAATAGTAATCTGTTTCACCTATTGTTAAAACAGTATCTTCAGCTATAGTTTGTGCTGAACTTAATGTTATTGTCCCAGAAGTACTAGGGTTTTCATCTGGATTATCTGGCTCGTAATCATCTACAGTCACAACTGAGCTGCCTAATATACCGAAGCCTGTTATTCTATCGCCTACGTTTATACCGCCCTGAACATTATCAACAGTAAGAGTTGTTGTGGTTGTAGCTGCCGCTGCTTGACAAGTTGCTGCTGCGTTGAATATAGTATTAATATCAATAGAATCTACAACTTTAACAGACGGTTCATCTGATTCTTTGTAAAGTATTTCTAGTGATTTTACTTTTAATTTATTTTGTAATTCGTAGTTATCAAAGGGAAGTGGTATTCTAAGTTCTATGTTGTTTACTTTATTTTCCATAAAAGAAACTATAGAACTTCTAAAAGCTGCGTCTTGATCATTTACATCTTGCACATTATCTGCTTCATCTTTTTTAACGTACATGAAATAACCGTCTTGCTTTGGTATAAATGTAGATTGTGTAAATGTAGAAAACAAAGAGTACTCGTCGTCATCGAATTTAAATCTATATCCAAATCTAACAAATTTATCTTCTAAATAAGTAGGATCGCCAGCATAATCTTTATTGTAATAGGGATTTGCGTTAAAAACTATACTTTGAGTTATTTTATCTAATTCAGGCAAAGTACCACCAGTAACTGTTATTTCCCACGCGTTGGTGGAGTCATTGTAAGTAAAACTATCAACTGTAACGCCTGAGACTTCTACTATAGATGAAGGAATTGATTTTGTTGTATAATAAATTTTTGCACCAGTAGTCCCATATGTGCCAGGCACTACTATATCACCTTCTAACGTGCTTAAGTTTACCTGCGTATCACCAGCTGTTACATCGTCTTTTATAATTCCTTTTCCTCCGTTTGGCAAATAAAAGCTAGATACATCTTTCATTGTTGACTCGTAATCTCCAGATGACAATTCACTTTCGGTAAATAGTTCTATAGCTTTATGAGGATTATATTTTGCTACAGATATTTGATCTTCTGTTGTATAATACCTAGTTATTGTGCTAGCTTTTTGTATATTTATTTTTCTTGGCTGATTTCTATTATCTGTCCAAAACAATAAATTTTCCAATACATTCACGCCGTATATAGGGTGTTTAGTAGAAAAGTTTAAAAAAGCACCTTCAACTAAAGTTGTTAACGTGTTTGTATTTGAGTTGAATGCTATTATAAAATGCTTCGCTGATGGATTATAGTAGTTTATATTACCATTGTGGTTAGTATAAAATAAATAAGCAACACCTGTAGAGTCGTCAACAACTTGGCCTATACAACTTAAGTTGCTAGTTCCGGTGTGATCACCTACATCAGCCGATTTTGTATTACCTAATACATTTTCTAAAGATCCAACTTCATCACCTTCAGATTTATTAACCTGCACATTGACAGCATCTCTATATTCATTTTTGTCTAATATGCGAGCATCCAAGTCTTTATTCATCTTGGATTTTAAAAACGTATTTTTAGCTTTAGCCATTTAATTTTAGTGTTTTATCCATTTAGACTTACCTCTCATAACTTGAACTATTTCAGTTAGTTTTATGTTAGATAATCTAATCTTTGCGTTTCTAAGTTTAGAGCTTTTATCTCTTCTAAGTCTTTGAACTAGATATTCAGGTTGATTTGCTCTAGTAGATACTATATAATGTAGTATAGAAGCATATAGAGCTTCTTCTGCAAGCTTAGGTACTTTAGTGTCTTTGTCATAAGCTAAGCCGTCAGATATGTATTCTAATACAATAAGTCTATCAGCTAAGTCGCTTGAAAAAGACATTTTACCTTCTCTTTCGTTTATAGTAAAATAACCATTTACATTAGCATATTGAGGGTCTGTTCCGTAAAATTGACCTAAGTTCCAGTTACCGTTATAACCATAGGCTTCACTGAAATAAGCCCAATCATCTAAATTCAAGTTGTTGTTTAATAAATCTATATTAAGTTTTTTCCATCGCTCTTCAGTTATAGAAGTTCCTTCTACGTTTTCACCAAAGTTATCTTGAACAGGAATACCAGTCGCGTCTTGAACCGGCGTGTTGTAAGGCACTATAGTTAAGTTGTTAGTTGGAAACAAAGGTCTTTTAACACCAGCTGTGTCTATCCAAGAAACGTTTACATAGTTCACGTAGTCTTGAGGAAGCACGATGCTTAGACTAGCTGGCACTGTTAACTCTTGAGAATGTATGCTTTTTAAAGTATCATAACTAAACTCTTGTAGAGACCTTTTAGCAAAGAATAATACGTCAGATTTTTTAGCTGTTTGAATTATTTTACCATCACCAACATAGCCAACCATAAAGTTATCTATAGCATCGTTAAGTGTTATGTATTGATATCCTCCATAGTTGTCTTCAACAGTTTCTCCAAACGCGTCTTGAGTTCCATAGTTACCACCACTAAGTGTTTTTAATTGAACAACAACAAAAGTGTTTTGAGGTAATAAAACCGGCGTAGCTTGTGTGCCTATGTATATTGTATTATTGCTTACTTCATATTCGCTAGTGTACTCTGTAAAACTTCCTGGCAAACCAGTAGAACTAGTGTATAACTTAAAGTTATTTAAAGCGTAATTTGTTTCTGTATTATCATATGATCCAAAAACTAAGTTTGTGTTAAAATTAGTAACAAATGAGCTTTGTCCAGCCGCGTCTGAAACTAAAAAAGGTTGAGCACCTTGATAATACTGTTGATTTGTTTCTGTTACCAAACTCATTTAATTAAGATTTTTCGTTTATTTCAATTTTTTGAGCTTCTTGCTCAGCAGCTTGTATTATTGTTGGATCTTTAACTATAATACCGCAATATTTTAATATATTTATTATTATATTATTTTTTTCTGAAATATCAAGTTGAAAGTTTACCGTTGAAGATCCTGATGTACCAGAAGGACTAAATAAATATTGACCAAGCGCGCCAATAGTAAAACCCCAACTAGGCGGAGTTGGCTTAAACAAACAGTTAACATTTAATGTGTTCGGACTAGGATTAATCTTAAGCAGCATTTGATTTACTGTGCTTGGAAAAATAGGTGTAGATGTTGTTGTAGTTAAGCACAAAGGATAGTTTTGAGTAGGTGCTGTTAATTTAGATTTACTTATTTTTAAATAATCTTTTCTACTAGAAAGCTGAACGCTTGAAGTTGTTATAGGATTTCCACCACTATATGTAGCAGATATTTCACCTATTTTGTATAATGTTTTTGATCCATTATAAACCCATCCATCATTTGTTTGGTTGTAAGTAAAAGCAACTTCTTGTTCAAATGGATATAGTTTATATGATATATCTTTAAAAATATCAAAAAACTCTGTATCATTTTGAGAGTTTGTTTGATTTTTTCTGTTTTGTTGATTACCGTCTGGAAAGTAAGACTGAAATATTTCGTCTTGAACTTGCTCTGCTATACTATTAAACTCAGATGGGGTTATGTATCCTCTTTGCTCTTTGTTTAATATATACAAGACCGTTTGATATACTGTGTTTACGCTTACTGCCATTTTATATATTTTTATACTAAAAAGGCGGCCGAAACCGCCTATGTTATAGTATCACTTGTTTTTATAGTTTTTTATCTATAGATTTATAGATTTCAACACCTTCGTCTGTTTTAAGGAAAGCAGCAAAGGCTGAATAAGGATTTTCATCAAAAGGTACGTTCATTAGTTTTCTACCATTTGAACCCCATGTAAATGTTCTCTGATCTTGAGACAGTACTATAACACCTGCTTCAGCAGCTCTAATAGCAATGTTTCTTAACTGAACATTATCGTCATTAGCTAGTTGAATAAATAATTGTGGGTTATTTCTAGCAAATAGCATTAGATCTCTTTTTATTTCTTTAGAGCTCATTGAAGAAACTTTAGAACCTAACTCAACTCTCAGTATAGCTTCACCATGATCTATATCTATATTTCTAGCCGCGTTCATTGCGTCAACTTGAAGATCTAATATATCTAATTGATCTGTAGCTTCTTCTACGGCGCTAAATTCTTCATATAGTTTACCTCTTAAAGGGTGATATAATGATAGTAGCTTTTGTAAGTTTTGTTTTTCTTTTGGAACTTTTAAGTCTCCATCTTTAAATGTAATATGACCTAATGTAGCTTCTCCTTTTTGGTCTTCAACTAAAGGTGAGCTTTGATTAGTAGCATATCTAATTTCTTTTTGAACACCAGATTCTTCGTCAAAATATAATAAAGAATGTTTAGAAGTGTGTCTACTTGGTATTGTTAAAGTTAACGGTGATTTATTACCTTTTAAATAATAAATTCTATCTTTAATTTCCCAACTTGGTTTAGTTGGTTTTGGTTGTGTTTTTACTGGTGCTTCTTTCACAACAGTTTCTTGAGGTGCAACCTCAACAGCTTCTGCTTTAGCTTTTTTAGCCATAATATAATAAAATTAAATAGTTATAAAAATAATACCCCGCCCGAAGACGGGGATATTATTAAGTTTGAATCGTTATTAGATTCCTTTGAATAGTACAAAGTTGTTAGCAGCTTGAGTTACTAAACATCTTTCAGATAGGAAGTTGACTTCCATAGCGTCAAGAGTTGAAGTAAATGCACCACCAGCAGAACCAGTCAACCATGACTTCATACGACGATCATCAGCTTGTGAAGCTCTGTATCGTACGTGTAAGAATGGACGACGAATATTAGTTCCTAAAATTTGATCGTATACTGTAGAAGTTCCAGCAGGTATTAATACACCTTCGATAGAAGCAATCCCATCAATAGCGCCACGAGTTGAAGCATCGTTTAAGTATTTCCAATCAGTTTTGTAGAAATCGTAAGATCCTCTACGGAAACCGCTGAACCCTAAGTTCAATGCCATTTCTTCAGAGTTTTCAAACAATCCATAAGCAGTACCACCGTCAGCACCCGAAGATAAGCTAGCGAGCATGTCATCAAAGTCAAGAGCAGTTTGTCTCTTTAAGAATAACATGTTTTCTTCAATAGCTCCTTGAGTGTCTAGGTTTTTCAAGATATCATCAAAAGCATCAAGACCAGCAGCAGCAGTAAACCCAACGTTTACGTTACCACGACCTTCGATAGCAGCGAATAAACCTTCAGTACCTTTTCCTTCATTAGCAGTAATACCTGATGTACCTCCAACTTTTTCACCTTCTATCATTGACATTTCTAAGTAATCTTCAAAACGTAATCTTGTTTCAGATTCAGCTTTTAAGTACCATAGATATCCAGATGTTCCATCTTCAGTTGCAACTTCTACCCATCCAATTTGTGCCATATCAGATCCAGATACTACATACTGGCTTTTAAGGATAATTGGTGAGTTAGAGTATTGTGTAAACTGAGGATCAACACTTACGTACTGAGTTCCAGTGTTTGCGCCACTAGGAGTTGCAGCATCAATTTTACCACCTTTTACATATTCAGAACCGTATACAAAAACTTTTAGTCCTGAAGCAGTAAAGCCTGTAAGATCAAGCGAGTTGTAAGGTTTTACAGTTAAAACACCAGTTCCAATGTTAGAATCTGTAACTAAACACTTAGCTTCAAGTCCAGTAGCTGGATCTAAAACAACAATAGTAGCTCTTGGAGAGATAACATTTTGAATAGTTCCACCATTTACTTGAAGATCAATAGTAGTAACAGAAGGAAGAGTACACCCTTCGTAAGAAATATGTAGTCTATTTTGCTCAGACCAAATAACTTGATCAGATGTCATTGGCATTTCAGCGCCAACCATTCTTAAGAATCCAGATAACGTACGGTTTCCGTAACGCTCTACTTCAGCTTCATATATTTCTGGTAAATACTGCTGTGCAAAAGTATCAGTGTCGCCAACTGCAGCACCATCGTTAAACTTTAGGTAGTTTGAGTTCAAAAGTTCTTGCTTTTGACTTGGAATCAAACTTCCAAATTGAGGAGTTAAACTCATAATAAATAATTTTTTTAGTTAAATTTTTTAGTTTTTATTTTTAGTTTTGTAGAATCAGCACCGCTAATTGCTCTAACTTTAAAGCCATTTAAAAACACGTCACCACTATTAGATGGTCTAGCTTTTGCATCACTTAAATTTTTAGAACTATCAACAACATTTTTAACAGCATCAGCTTTGCCTTGCTCGTAAAAATGCGCTGCTATTTTATCTACGTTTTCAGCAGCATACATAGCCTTGTGATAACCTTTATAATCACTAACAGATCCGTTTTTATCTAGGAACTTCCCGATTAGATTGTTAATGTTTGATTGTCTATCGGCAACAGACTCTGTGTTTTGAATTTTATACCTATATTTATTTTCACCAACGTTAATATCGAAACCTTCGAAATCTTCAGTAAAAAGTTTTTTAGTATTGTTTTTAAACTCTTCGTGCTGTTGCTTAGTAGCTTCTTGCTGCTTATTATATCGATTGAAAAAGTCCATAGCTTTTTGAGTGTCAGGATTCACGTTTGATTTCAACTTGATATCAGCGTAATATTTCTCCTTAGTTTCTTCTAAAAAGTTTTTGGCTTTTGCAACTTCTTCTTTAAATGCAAGTTTTTTCTTGCGTATATCTCTATCTTCGTCTAAATCTTCATCATACTGAAAATCTTCTAATAACAAATCAATATCTGAATTATCAAGATATGGTTTTTCTTTTCTATAATACTCTTTTAATAATGTGTTATCATCTACGCTGGAGTAATCAGCGTTAAGTCTTACATAATCTTCTACAGATCCACCAGTATCTTCCATGAAGCTAACCAGTTTTTCTATATTTTCAGGTAACTGCTTACCTAGTACTTTTTCATCTCTTACAGCCTCTTTAAGCTCTTGCTTAACCTCTGAAGCTTCTTCAATTATTTCTATTGCTTCTTCGGCGGTCCGTACTTCTTCAACCACTGCTTCGCTGTTGCCACTGTCTTTGGGTTTTTCGACAATAACATTGCTATCATTTGTCTCTTGTGCTTGAACGGCATTTTCTTCTTGTTGTTTTGGAATTACTACTTTTTTAACCTCAGGCTCTAATTCTACTAGAGGTTCTTTTGGATTTACATTTACTTTAATAACCTCCTGCTTAGTTTCTGTTAGTTTTCTTGGCGTTTTCTTTTTTAATTTAAAATCACCTTCCTGCTTAACAGGTTCATTTGTTTTTACTTCTGACATAATATAATATAATTTAAAAAAATGTTATAGCATTACATAAATGCTCCTAAACCTTGATCTGGTTCGTTTTCAAAGTCTATTGGTAAGCCATCGTTTTTTCTTTGACTTATCATTTCACTTTGTTGTGTCGCTTGAATTTTTGTTCTTTTATCTTTGCGATCTTCTATAAATTGCTCTTTATTTTTATCTATTTGAATATCCATTTGTTTTAGCTGCATATCATACTGAAACTGTCTTTCCATTTCAGCTTGCTTTATTTGAGCAGCTTGCTGCATTTTCTGCAATTCCATTTCTTGCTTAGCTTTTTCAATATCAACCTTGGTTGACGCTACAGCCTCTTGTTTTTGAACTTCTGCCATAGCTGTTCTTTCAGCTGTTTGAGCTTGAGCATCTGCTTGAGCTGCAATATTAGCTTGTTGATTAGCTTGATCTTTTTCCATTTTAACCTTACGCTTAATTTTAAGCATTTGATTAGCTAGTTTAAGATTTTTAATTTGACGTATATCAATAGCGTCTTCAAGATCAATACCACCTGATTGTAAAGCAACTTGTATGTTTTGCTCTAATTGAGCTTTTTCTTCTTCGTCTGGTTCTAACTCTAAGAAAATACCAAAATCATGTAAATTTAAATCTACAATCTCATCTAGTGATTTTATATTGTAATTAGATATAGAGTTTTGCAACGATGCTCTTGTTAATGGAAATCTCAAAGCATCAGCTATTTTAAGAGAAACGTTCTCTGCTAGTTTAAGAGTTAAATACAAACTAGACTGAACAATATGTCTAGTAGCTACATTAGATGCGTTAGCGGCTAGTTTCTGCAGTCCTACAAGAGTAGATTTATCAGGCGTACTACCATCTCTAGCTTCATTAAGCCCGGTCACGTCACGTATCATCTGTAAGTAATATTGATACGTTTGTATTAAACTTTGTATTTTACCGTAACCATTAGAGCTACTAAGTTCTTGAATAGGTACTTTACCAGCATTCATATCACCGTCTTGTGTTAATGATCTACCAACAATAGAACCAGTTTGAAAATACATATTTAATGCTTCAGCTGGATTATAGTTTGTGCCATTACCAAGATCAACTTCAGCTAAACCGTCCATATCAAGATAAACACCATCCGGCACCATTCTCGATAATACTTGCTGTAATTTTAAATGGGTTATTTGTATCATATCAGCAAAACCAATACATTTACTAACAACAGACTCTATTCTACCTTTGTACATTCTAGGCGCACAAATAGCATAATTCATAGCAACTCTAGTTGTGTCAGCGTAAGGTCTCGACATATTCTCTGCTAACTCCCATTTTAAAAGTGTATCAGTACCTAACACTGAAGCTCCGTTGTATAAAACTTCTATAGTTCTTGAAACTCTTTCAAACACATCACTTTCTGGTGGATTAAAAGTATCTGGCTTTTCAATAGCCTTCATTAATCCTTGATCTGTCTGTTTTATTTTAAACACTTGATTGTGGTATGTCTTATAATCAAAGTATAAAACTTGAACTGTGTTTTCGTCATAATTACCCCAACCGTTTATATACTGTCTATTGCCAGGCATATTTTGAATACGTTCTAGCTCTTTTTCAGATATATTAGGAAATTCTTTTTTAAGCTCTGGTATTGTTATTGACTTTATTTCACCTACATAGTATACATCTTCAAAGTTTGGGTCTTCTGTATAAGAATAAACCATATAAGCTGGATCAACGTAATCAACTTTAACGCCTTCAGATATATTAAAACTAGTTTTAGCCGCAGCAATACCTAATACAGTTAAATCCATATTAAGTCTACGTCTTACTAAGTCATATTTGTTTTGTGCAAAAACAGTAGATATACTTTCTTCTTCTGCAATCTCTATAGACTGCTTATAACTTAATTGCATTTTAAGTTCTAACTCTTCTTTGGATTCCGGAACGCTTCCAGGGTCTGATGATTGGTGAAGATCTATGCCTAGTGTCTGGTTAACACTTTGTATATATTCTTTAGCCACCATGTCTTCATACAGTTTAGCAGCATAATCAGTTCTTTTCTTTACTGACTGAGGATCTTGAGCATATGCTTTTATGTCATAGCTTTTCTTAGATATACCATTAACTACAATATCTACAAATTTAGATAAAATAGGTACTGGCTTCCAGTCTAAGTTAAGATAAGACAAATCACCGTTAATAGATAATTCATCTTTATATTTTTGTATTGATTGCTCACCTCGAGCGTAAAGTCTTAAATTATGAAAGTTATTCCAGTTAGTTAAATATCTATTACCATTAGTTCTACCTTGTCTAAACCACTCATACTCTATAGCTTGAGCAACCTGCTTTCCATATTCAAATGTGTCTTTTTCTTCGTTACTTACAACTTGACTAGGAAAAGAGCTGTTATTATTAGTATAAACGTTCATTTAACTTATTATTTTTGATGTATAACCTCTGTTATCGTATCTTTTGATACCTATATCAACCGGTTCTGTTTTTCTTCTATTTACTGGCGAATACCTATGTTTATTACAAGCCATTAAAGCTAATCCCGAGCTAATAGATGCATCGTGAGAAGTTCTATTGTTTATATTAAATTTAGCCCAGTCTTCTAATGTTCTTTGAAAATACATATCACCATAACCTGTTTCTTTTAAACCAACAAATGTTTCGATGTATGACTCTATAGCTGCAGCGTGAGCTTGTTTTATATCTTCACTTGAGTTTGGTATTCCACCTATTTCTCTTTCTGTTACTGATAGCTTATTTCTAGTTCTATCTGGCCTGTTCATTGCAAAACCTCTATAACCTCTTTTTTTAAAGTAATATAAAAGTCTTGGTTTATTATTTTCAGCAAGTATTGGCATACCATAAAAAGCGCAAGCCATTAAAACATCTTCAAAGAATATTTCAGCAGTTTGTGGTCTTGCTATATATTCTAAAAAGAAATGGTTTGGTGGTGCGTCTTCCATTGAAAACTTTGTTAAACCATGTAAAGATCCGTTAGAACCTCTCTTGTCTACAGTTCCTGATATGTCATATGGATCACACCCAAACGCTCCAATATGCTCGTTTCCAGGATAAAACCTACCGTTTTTAGAATATTTTTTATTTTGCAAGTGTAATGGCGGCACCCAAGATATTAAAAACCTACCGTTTTTATTTGGATTAAATATAACCCTTGTGTCTTGCTGACCGTTCTCCCATTGAAAACTACCTTTTGTAACATTTGTAGAGTTACGCATGTCTTCATTAAAATCTATTTGCTCGTATATCTTAGTTAGATTAAACAAAGATTGTTTTGTCTCATCTCTAAAAGCATGCTTCTCTGTGCGAGGAAACTGTCTGTAAAATTCATTAAGACCGTCTTGATCTTGCTTTAATCCTTCTACTTCGTTCTCCCAGTATTCTATTACACCTATTTTTATCTTTTCACCTTGAGGTCCTTCAACCGGTTTATTTGGTGTGTCGAATACAGGTAACCCATAAGCGTCAATGTATCCTTCGTAGTTCCATTCCATAGGTATGAACAAAGAATATAATCCGCTGCGAGTCTGTCCGTTGGCGTTTCTTTGAGTAACATCTGAGTCGTCATAAAGTTTTTTAAAGTTTTTACCTCCTTTATCGTGAGCGTTTGATGTACTTCCCATCATGCATCTACCAATAATTCTACTACCTAATCTTAAACAAGTTTTTGTAACTCGCCAGTTATTTAATATATTATTAGGTCTCTCCCACTTTCCACTTTCATCGTGTACCAGTAGCTTTAATTTCTCCCCATCGTACGAGTTGTCCCCTGTGTTCTTCCAGTCGATCGTTGTGTCGAGCCCGTCAAGTTCTTGAAGCTTTTCGTTGGTTTCAAGCTTACGCCTGGTGTATTTAGTGGCTGGTACTCTATAAGCAAGTTCGGTCTTTGGTCTGTCCATACCGTCCTGGATCGGTTTGAAAAAGAACGGGTAGTTGACTGATATCGGTACGACTTTATCTGTGAACATTTTCTTAGCATCTGGGCCAGACTTAGACAAGATACCGTACCGTGCATCTGACGTAATTGTCGCCACGTTAACGGTTTCTGCCGAAGACATAAACGAAAATCCTGACCGACGGTTTTTAAGATAGCACATTCCGTAAGATCGTGGATCGGCTTTGCAAGCCTCCCAGAATATAAAGAATAATCTGTTTGATTCCCTAAAGTCTGGTTGCCCAACGTCAATTTTGCTCCACTGCAAGTACATATAATGAGAACCAGTAATGTAAGTAGCCACGCTCTTATTATAGAACCAAAACCCTTGTTCTCTTTTATTAAATTCACTATCGATGTAATCATACCATTTTTCCTTAAAGTCTACTGGGTATTCCTCCCAATCGAACACAGACTTTATTTTTTTAAGTTCTTTAGGGTATTCTGTATATTTCCACTTATTACCTTCAAATTTTTTTACATTATTAGCTTTAGGTAAAGCTATTTTAAGGTTTTGTATTTCGTATATCTCACCTATTTCACCAGTCTTGCTAATGACAACAATATCATAATCTTCATTATAACCATACTCCCACTTTTTAGCTTTATTCATTTTAGCTATAGTATGTGGTTTTATATAGTCATCTACTACTTTATATAACGTTTGCTCGTACATTACTTAGACCTCCCTTCAGCAAAACCTCTAAAAGTTTTTTCTTTCTTAACTTCTTTAGGTTTATCTTCTAAAAGCTCTTGCTCGTTCTCTATTCTAGTTAATATTTCAAAAGCATCGAATATAGCGAGTTTTTTTGTAGCTGCAGCATTTTTAAGTCTGTCTGCTGAAATATCATCATCTGAATCTACAATCGGTTCCTTAGCTACTTTAATTAGCTCTTCAACCGCTTTGCGCCCAGCTTGGATTATATTCTTCTTCGTTTCCTTGGTATTCATACTTAATTACAATATCATTAGATTTCATACAATAAAGCCTTTTACCGTCAACTAAAAACTCCCATTCACCGTCTGGCGTGTAACCTACAAGATCACCTGGGTTAATTCCTAGTGCTTCTAAGGACTTATTACCATATTTTAATACACCAATAAGGCTACGCTCTTTATCAAGCGCTATATGGTCATTACTTTTTATAGGTGTTATGAAGCATCTGTCACCTACCGTGTTCCAGCCTTTTTTGTTTTTATATAAATATACTTGCTCTATAGAGCATAAGTGTAAATCATTATTTAAAAAAGATCTACTTTTCTTTTTTCTACCTTTCATGTCGTAGAAAGTTCTAAATACATTTTGATGTATAATAACTTTATCACCTACATTTATGCCTGATTTAAAAGCTAGAGGCAATTGAACAACCTCGGCTAATCTGTTAACAAACTTCCAGTTTTCAATTTTAGTATTTACTACTAAATCTTTATCGCCAACTTTTATAGTATTGCTGTACTTTTCACCAACAGGCTTTACAATAAAATCATATAAACTATTCATTAGTACTCTAAATCATACTCAACGGATATAGCCATGTTAGAATTAAACTTCTTCCATGGCAACACCTCGTTGTTTTTCTTTATATGAATATTATAAGAACCGTCAGCTTCGTCAAACAATATGTACGCTATCTCGTGACCACCGTATACTTGTTGGCCAACAGAATAATGCATAGCTTCATTCTTGTAATCAGATCCAATACTTATTTTTCTTATAACTGAACTCATCTTTATACTACTTCAAGTTTTTCTTCTTCATCTATAATAGTATACTCGCCAGTTTTTAAGTCAATAGATATTTTACCGTATTCTTTTTCTAGCTCTTGCTTCTGTTTTTCTAAGTCTTCATTAACATCAGCGACTTTGTGTAGTAAAGCATGCTTTTGTGTTTCCAAAGAACCTATGTTATTTAAAATAGAAGATAGCTCTTGTTGGTTTTTTACAATTTGTTCTAATTGTTTTTCTGTAATTTTTGCCATTTGATTTAATTTAATTGATTTATTTTAATATAGTTACACTATTTATTCAGAAATTACTTCTTCTTCTGGTGGTTTTGGAACTTCTGAGTTTCTAGGCCAACCAAAAAAAGAATGTGCTGCGTTATTACCTGGATACACTTCGTTATCTCCAAAATCGATCCAATCTGTGCTCATAATATCATAAGCCCAACCATCATAATATACCGGCGGTGTTATTACTTCGCCATCAGGCCCGTAAATTCCAGGGATTTTTACAATTTTACCAATATTAACAACACCTCTAGTCCCATTTGTATATGCCATTTGCGTTACACCTTCTTCAGTAACTTCTTTCCAAACGCCTTTAGCTACTAAAGCTTGTTTACCTTCTTCTTCCGTAAAGAAATTTGTTTTGTAAATGTACATTTTATATAGTTGTTAATTTTTGTAATTCTGTATCACTCAATGCTTCTTTAAATACTGCAACGCATTTAACGTTTCCCCTAAATTGCTGTGTACCCCCACCAACATCAAAACTTAAATCATTAAGAGTATTTTCAGAAAAATAATTTGTTATAGTACTACTATCAATTTTAACACCATTTAAGAAAAAAGCATAATCCCCACT